CCACCTGCGTGATCACGATGCACGTGCCGGCGACCACCACGTTTGACGGCCTGGTCATCCCCAACCGGACGGTGACGCTGCCAGCCACGATCGGCGCCATCACCGTCATCCCGCTGCCCGCCCTCATCTACGGCGACCCGGTGACCGGGCTCTGCACGTTCGACGTCGCGGCGGGCACGGTCTCCGGTGCCGTCATCGCCATCAGCGCGTAAGGGAGGGGTCATGGACAGCGAATGGGTGACGATCATCCACCCGGAGACCGGCGGGACCGGCGAGGTGCACCGGGCGTCGCTCCCGGCGCATTACGCGTCGGGGTGGCGGCTCCTCACCGACGAGGAGGAGGCGGCGGCGGACGAGCCGGAGCCGGAACCGCCGCCGATGACCAAGGCCCAGGCCAAGCGGGCCGCCAGCGCTGAAACCGAGGAGAACTAGCCGTGCCCCCCACCCCACTCTCCGCGACCAGCCGGTACATCCCGCCTGGCGTACGGAAGATCTACTGGGTCACCACGATCGCCACCTACACCGCGCCCACCAGAGGCGAGCTGAACGCCGGGATCGACCTGTCCAATGAGGTCGCCGCGATGGCCGGGTTCACCGTCGTGAGCACCACCGTCCCCACCCCGGACCTGTCCTCCCGGTTCGTCTCCGAGATCCCCGGCAACATCACCGCCACCGGCTGTTCCCTGTCGTTCTACGCGACCAACACCAGCGCCGACGTGCGGCTCACGCTGCCCCGCGACACCGTCGGCTTCGTCGTAATCCTCTGGGAAGGCGACGTCACCGGGCAGCGGATGGATGTCTTCCCCGCGAAGGTCACCAGCTCGGCGGTGAACGGCAGCATGACGAACCCGGAGCAGGTGGATGTGAACTTTTCAATCACCAAAGTTCCGGCCAATAACGTCCTCGTTCCGTAGTGGGCAGCTACCTCGGCAGAGATGCCATCCTGAAGGCCGCCGCGCTCAAGACCGAGGACGTGCCTGTCCCCGAATGGGGAGGGTCGGTGCTGGTGCGGGAGCTGCGGGGCCGCGAACGGGACGAGTGGGAGGCGTCGCTGGCCGTGCAGCGGGGCCGGCAGATGGTCCCCGACGTCGCGAACATGCGCGCCAAGCTCGTCGCCCGCTGCATCGTCGACGGCGACCTCGAGCCTGTGTTCTCGCAGCAGGACGTGAACGCGCTCGGCGAGCTGTCCGCCGCCGCGCTGGACCGGGTCTTCGAGGTCGCGTCGAAGCTGTCCGGCCTGAACCCGGACGCCGTGGAGGAGATGGCAAAAAACTCCGCGACCGCCCCCTGAGGCGGTTCCTTTTCGACCTGGCCCGGGAGGTCTTCCACTGCCCGGTCGGCGAGATGCTCGACCGGGTGTCCAGCGCCGAGCTCACCGAGTGGATGGCCTACTTCCAGGTCGAGGACGAGGACCGGGAACGCGAGAAGGAGAGGCGGCGGTGATGGCTGACATCGCGAGCGAGCTGGAGGCCATCGCCGTCCGGCTGCGCCGCGCCGGCGAGGAGGACCTGGGCCGGGAGCTCACCCGGGCGATGCGCGACGCGGTGGCCCCGGTGCCGGACCAGATCCGCGCCGGGCTGGACCCGCACCTGCCCAGGCGGTACGCCGAGACCCTCGACGAGGACCTGGACATCAAGATCATCGCCCGCAACAGCGGCGGCGCGGACGCCGACGCCGCGGTGGCGGTCTACGCGCAGACCCGCGGGAAGGGCCGCAAGCTCCGCCGCCTGGACGCCGGGCTGCTCACCCACCCCCTGTTCGGCGACCGGGAGCACTGGTACACCCAGGAGGGCCCAGGTCACGGCATGGTGCCCGGTTGGTTCACCGGGCCGGCGGAGGCGGCCGGGCCGCGGGTCCTCGCCGCGCTCGAGCAGGCACTGGCCGACGTCTCCGGCAAAGCGGCTGGCGGGTGATCCGTGGCCAGCCAGTCGATCCGGTTTGACTTCCTGTCCACCGGCGCCGCCCGCCTCGCGGCCGACTTCCGGAACACCGGCGACTCGGCTTCCTCCGCGGCGCGGGGCGCGGCGGTCCTGCAGAAGGTCATCGAGAGCCTGGGCCAGAAGGAGAACCGCACCGCGGCGGAGTCGGAGGCGCTGGCGCGGGCACTGCGGCTGACCGGCGACGCGGAGGACCGGGCCGCGGCGAAGGCCCTGGCCGCCGACATCGCGATCCGCCGCCTCAACGACGCGATGGCCGCCTCGTCCAAGAGCACGGACAGCGCTCGCGGCGGGTTCGCGAAGCTGGCCGGGGAGGTCACCGGGTTCGGGGCCGCGTCCGACGCCGCGTCCAGCGGGGGAAACAAGTTCAAGCTGGCGCTGGCCGGGATCAACCTCGCCTCCGGGGTCCTCGAGCCGGTGATGGCCGGGGTGGTCGTCGCGGCCGGCGGGCTGGCGTCGGGCCTGGCCGCCGCCGGGGCCGGGATCGGCGCGTTCGGGCTGGTCGCCAAGTCGGTGTTCGCAGAGGCGTCCAAGGCCGCCACCGCGTACGCCGCCGCGCAGGCCAGGTTCAGCACGGCCACCACCTCCGCGCAGCGCGTCTCCGCGCTGAAAGCCGAGCAGGCCGCGTTCGCCGGCCTGTCACCGCCCGTCAAGGCCCTCGCCATCGAACTCGGCAACACCCAGAAGATGTGGAAGGCGTTCACCGACGCCGCCGCGCCCGGCGTCGTCGGGGTCCTGTCGCAGGGCATCGGCATCCTGACCAGCCACTTCGGGATTCTCAGCAAGTTCCTGCCCCCTGTCGAGGCGGCGCTGCGCGGCATCCTGGCCCGGGTGAACACCGGCCTGAACTCAGCCGGGTTCAAGTCGTTCACCGACATGCTCGCGCAGAATACCGGGCCCGCGATCACCAAGATCGCCATCGCGATCGGGAACGTCATCGTCGGGATCGGCGGGATCCTGAAGGCGTTCATGCCGACCAGCCAGCAGATGCTGTCCGGCATCGACAAGATCACCGCGAAATTCCGCGAATGGGGCACGACCCTGTCCGGCGGCACCGGGTTCAAGTCCCTGATGCAGACGTTCCGCACCGAGACGCCGCAGGCCATGGCGATCCTGACGAACCTCGGCGCGGTGATCGCCAACGTCGGCAAGGCCATGTTCGGCCTGTCCAGCTTCAGCAACTCCCGGCTGCTGCTGAACCTGCTGACGCCCCTGTCCGGGGTGATGGCGTCGCTGTCGAAGAACACGGACCTCGTCAGAATCGCGATGTACGCGCTGCTGGCGGTGAAGATCGGGCAGCAGTTCTCCTGGGTGACCGACGCGTGGAAGGGGATTGTCAAGTTCGCCGCCGCCACCGAGGGCGCCACCATCGCGCAGACCATCGCCGCCGCCGCGACGAAAGCGTGGGGCCTGGCGATGGACGCGCTGCCGTGGGTCGCGCTGGCCGCCGCCGTCGTCGCCGTGGCGCTGCTGGTCATCAAGTACCACAAGCAGATCTGGGACTTCGCGCAGAAGGTGTGGCACGACATCCTCGCCGTGATCATGGCCACCTGGAACTGGGTGAAGGCCAACTGGCCGCTGCTGCTCGGGATCATCACCGGGCCGATCGGCCTGGCGATCCTGTGGGTCGTCCAGAACTTCGGGAAGATCACCACCGCCGTGAAGACGGTGCTGTCCGCCGTCAAGACAGCCTGGGACGTCGCGTGGGGCGCGATCAAGACCGCGTTCGGCGTGTTCATCGCTGACGGGGTCGTCACGCCGTTCGGGAAGATCACCGCAGCGGTCAAGACGGTCCTGACCGCCGTGCAGACCGCGTGGAACACCGTGTGGGGCGCGATCAAGACCGCGTTCGGCGTGTTCATCAGCGCCGGGGTCATCGCGCCGTTCAATACGATCACCGGCGCCGTCAGGACGGTGCTGTCGGCCGTGTCGTCGGCGTGGAACTCGGTGTGGAACACGCTGAAGGCCGCGTTCCGCGTGTTCGTCGTCGACGGGATCCTGGCCCCGCTCGGGCTGATCATCACCGGGGCGGCGAAGGCGTTCGGGTGGGTACCCGGCCTCGGCGGCAAGCTGCAGGCCGCGGCGACGGCGTTCACCAATTTCAAGAACAGCGTCAACGCGGCGCTCGGCGGGATCAACGGCCGGACCGTCCACGTGAACGTCGCCATGGCCACCGCAGCCGGGCCGGCGCCGCATGGTGCGGCGACTGGCATGTACGTCACCCAGGGCACCGGGCCGACCGCTGATGACGTGCTGATCCGCGTCAGCCGCGGCGAGCTGGTCGTCCCCACGCGCCTGGTCCGCGCGGGGGCCGTCGACCACCTGCGCGGCAAGATCCCCGGGTTCGCGTCCGGCGGCCCCGTCGGCGTGAACGTCGCCGCGGCCGTCCCGTCGATCGCGCAGGTCGAATCGACGCTGATGGCCAGCGTCATGAAGCTGGCCGTGGTCTTCGCGAAGGCCGCGCAGGCCGCAGCGGCGGCCGCAAGCGTCCCCGGCGGCGGCGGCCCCACGTCGGCCAGCGCCAGCCAGGCGCAGGCGTACGCCTCGGGCCGCCTCGGCGCGTACGGGTGGGGCGCGGCGCAGATGAAACCGCTGATCCTGCTGTGGAACCAGGAGTCGGGGTGGAACCGGCTGGCCCGCAACCCGTCCTCGGGAGCGTACGGGATCCCGCAGGCGCTCCCGGCGTCCAAGATGGGCGCGGCGGCGAACCCGCCCACCTCGAGCGCGGGCGCGCAGATCGACTGGGGCCTGAACTACATCAAGGGCCGCTACGGCTCCCCGGCCGGGGCGTGGGCGCATGAGGTGGCCAACAACTGGTATGCGTCCGGTACGGCCAGTGCGCTGCCCGGGTGGGCGTGGGTCGGGGAGCGCGGCCCCGAGATGGTCCGGTTCCGCGGCGGCGAGCAGGTCATCCCCGCCCACGCCACTGGCGGCGGCGGCGACGGCTGGGCCGCCCTCGTCGCCGAGCTGCGGGCGCTCCGCGGGCAGATGGCCGAGCTGAACCGCACCACCGCCGCGATCCCCGCCGCGACCGGCCGGCACGTCGGCGGGGCGATCGGCGGCGCCGCCTCGTCAGCAAGCTTCAGGTCTAGATATCCACGTGGGGGCGCCTGATGACGAGCTCCCTAGTGGTTGCCAACGTTATCGAGCTCCTCGGCGCCGAGGGCGGCGTCCCGAGCAGCATCCCCGCCTGCGCCGGGGTCATCTTCCTCCTGGCTGATACCGGCGGTTTCGACATGGGCGCCCCCGCCCCCACGTCCGATTTCGTCGCCTCGCTGATCCTGGATGGGGAGAGGCCGTTCGGGCGGCGGGCCGGTAATCGCCTCATCACCCTGCCGGTCAAGATCACCGCGCCGGCCGGCCTCACGGCGGGCGCCAGCCTGCAGCTGCTCGCCGCCGCCCGCGAGGTCCTCGAGCAGGCCGTCGACCAGGACACCTACACCATCACCTGGACCCGAGACCCCGGCCCCGGCGGGACGGCCCTGCCGCTCATCCTGGACTGCTTCCGCGCCCAGCCGTCCAAGCCGTCGTACGCCCCCCTCACCGAGAACCAGGGCGTCATGTGGATCACGCTGTCCATCCCCGCGCTGCCCTACGGCCGCAGTGA